CAAATGAATGCTCTACGTCAGCAACTGATCTGATTGAGGCAGAAAGTATCTCAGGTAGATTATATTGTGCTGCAACATGTACTGGCAACACCTCTTTTATTCTTCTAATGAGATTACATCCTCCAAATCTCTGGTCATCTACACGACCAACAAAGGGGGAGAGATATCTTGCGCCGGCCTTGACCGCTAGGATCGCCTGTGAGACGCTGAATATCAATGTGACATTAACTCTAACACCTTGAGCATACAAGTCCTTACAGACCGCAAGGCCATCCGGTGTGCATGGCACTTTAATAGTGACTGCATCATGGAATTTACTGATCAGACGATCTGCTTCTGTGAGCATCTCCTCTTTAGTTCCTACAACTTCCATGCTTATATCCTTAAGTCCCATCAAAACAAGGTCACGATAAACATCGTCAGGTCTTTCATGACTTTTCATAATCAATGTTGGATTTGTGGTCACACCATCAATCAATCCAGTCTCGAAATGTTTACCGATAGTTTTTGTATCAGCAGTATCAAGAAAAATTTTCATAAGTAATGATCTCTCGATTTTATATAGTGGTTGATATTTTTCAGTCTAACGCATCAAGTTGAGAATGTCTAGGTCTATGATTTTTCATACCATCGTGATTACCGTCATTTGGTAGTTTTCCTGTAGCCAAATAATCAACAGTGTCTATGCAACCCTTAAGATAAGATACTCTCTCCTTGTCATCTGGATTCACCTGCTTTAATCTCTTAGTAAATCTTTCCATGAGTTGTTGCAAATTTTCAGTTTGTTTCATTTTTTTAATACGATTTTTCTTAAGTCGATTGCGACGATTATTTTCACAAACTCTTTTGACCGTGCATTCTTTGCATTCATATGAATAGGAGGATGCTAATCTAACATTCTTTCGAGTTCGATAATAACCATCTATTAAATTCTTTTCTTCTCCACAAACTCTACATTTCCTCTCCTGTAAAAGAAGATGAGCTAATTGTAGTTGATCATCTAGATCCATCTTTTCCTTACATAAAAAAAGACCCTATAAAGGGCCTTCATTATAACATATGTATGTTAGTTTACAAAGCATTACCACGAGGTAATACTTCTTCTGGGAACACGAAGTTCTCGTGTGGTTGGTCAACAGATGACATCCAAGCTCTCATACCCTCATTAAGAAGAATATTCTTAGTGTAGAAGGTTTCAAACTCTGGGTCTTCTGCTGCTCTTATCTCTTGAGATACAAAGTCGTATGCTCTAAGGTTAAGTGCAAGACCTACGATACCGATTGATGATGTCCACATTCCCATAACAGGAACGAACAACATGAGGAAGTGTAAGAATCTTTTGTTAGAGAAAGCAATACCAAATATCTGTGACCAGAATCTGTTTGCTGTAATCATACTATAAGTTTCTTCTTCCTGTGTAGGATCGAATGCACGGAAGGTTGTAGATTGAATCTTACCTTCTGTGTATTGTGATGTGTCTTCATATAAGGTATTCTGAACAGTTGCTCCATGTATTGCACAGAGTAATGCTCCTCCTAATATACCTGCCACACCCATCATGTGGAATGGATTTAGAGTTATATTATGAAAACCTTGAATAAAGAGAATATAACGGAAGATTGCTGCGACACCAAATGAAGGTGCGAAGAACCAACTGTGTTGACCTAATGGATAGATCAGAAAGATGCTTGTAAAGACTGCGATTACAGCAGAGAATGCGAGTGCGTTGTAAGGTCTGATACCTACAAGTCCTGCAATCTCAAATTGTCTAAGCATGAAACCTATGAGTCCGAATACACCGTGAAGTGCTACGAAGTTCCAAAGTCCACCGAGTTGTACCCAACGAACAAACGAACCCTGTGCTTCAGGCCCCCATAAGAACATAAGACTATGACCCATTGCGTCTCCGGGTGTGGAAACTGCTGCTGTCAAAAAATTTGCTCCTTCAAGATATGAAGATGCAATACCATGTGTATACCAACTTGTAACGAAAGTAGTTCCAACGAACCAACCTCCGATAGAAAGATAAGCACAAGGTAAAAGTAAAAGACCAGACCAACCGATGAATACGAATCGGTCTCTCTTTAACCAATCATCAAGTACATCAAACCAACCCCTTGTGGGTGCTTGTAAGGTAGATGCTACCATTATTTTCTCCTATGAAAAAAGCACCCGAAGGTGCTTTATTTTTATTTTGGTTAGTTAATTAACCGATTGCAGGTGCTGTTAAAGCAACTGTTGTTGACTCTGCTGAAGCAAGGTCAAGTGGGAAGTTGTGTGCATTTCTCTCATGCATTACTTCCATTCCTAAGTTAGCTCTGTTTAGGACATCACCCCATGTAGGGATTACTTTTCCGTTTACATCTACAACTGATTGGTTGAAGTTGAATCCGTTTAAGTTAAATGCCATTGTACAGATACCCATAGAGGTTAACCATACACATACAACAGGAAATACTGCTAAGAAGAAGTGAAGTGAACGTGAGTTATTGAAAGAAGCATACTGGAAGATAAGACGACCAAAGTAACCGTGTGCTGCTACTATGTTGTATGTTTCTTCTTCTTGTCCGAACTTATAGCCGTAGTTTTGACTCTCTGTTTCTGTAGTTTCCTTGATTAAGGATGATGTAACTAAAGAACCGTGCATTGCACTGAAGAGACTACCACCGAACATTCCTGCTACTCCTGCCATATGGAAAGGGTGCATTAGTATGTTGTGCTCTGCTTGGAACACGAACATAAAGTTGAACGTACCTGAGATACCTAAAGGCATTCCGTCTGAGAAAGATCCCTGACCAAATGGATAAACAAGAAATACTGCTAGTGCTGCTGACAATGGAGCTGTGTATGCAACAAAGATCCAAGGTCTCATACCTAGTCTGTAAGATAATTCCCATTGTCTACCAGCGTATGCTGCTACTCCTATTAAGAAGTGAAAGACAATGAGTTGATATGGTCCGCCGTTGTATAACCATTCGTCTAAGGTTCCGGCTTCCCAGATTGGGTAGAAATGTAGTCCGATTGCGTTTGAGGAGGGGACGACTGCTCCTGATATAATATTGTTTCCGTATATTAACGAGCCAGAAACGGGCTCACGTATGCCATCTATGTCTACAGGCGGTGCTGCAATGAAGGCGAGTATAAAACAAGTTGTTGCTGCTAATAAGCAAGGGATCATTAGCACACCAAACCAACCTACATATAGGCGGTTCTCTGTACTTGTAACCCATTGGCAAAATCTTTCCCAGTTGCTAGTGCTAGTACCTCTTGTTACAGAGATAGCTGCCATTAGAATACTCCGGGTATGATTTGTCCTGTTGTTGCGTAGGCTCCTACAGCTGCTACGAATCCGAGCATTGCTGCCCAGCCATTAAATCTTTCTGCTTCTGGTGACATTAGTTTTCTTTGTGGTAATAATTGTATGGGTGGTTCGTTTGGGTAGATGTTTTCTCTACCATCAATATCGGTAGTAATCATTTTTTCTTCTTATAAGGTTTAGCGGTCTTTGCAGATCGTCTAAAGTTTGCTGCTGTTGGAGCACCCTTTGATCCGGGTTTCCTCATCTTCTCGCCAGAGCCAGCAGCGATTCTCTTTCTCTTAGCGTGTATGTTTGCGTACAAGCCTCTCTTAGCCATTAGCGTTTTTTGCCTCCGTGTTTGCAGCCACACTTGCTGCTCTTTTTGGTTTTCTTTTTGTATGCCATTAGCATTTCCATCGTCGCATAGCAAGTGCCTTACGTGTAGGCTTGCCGTTCTTTCTCATAGGACCCTTCATGCCTCTAAAGCGAGCACAAAACGAGCGTTTGCGTGGACCACCTCCGGGCTGTGGAGCCTTGAGGTTGGAGCCGGTAGCCCTATTGTATTTTTTTCTACCGGCTGCTGTGAGACCTCCCTTACGGCTCTTGTGTTTGCCGATTCTAAGGGAGACGTTTCTCTTTCTTACTTTTTTACGTGCCATTATCCTATTGATAAGGGTGTCTGTCTTCTAACTGTGTCTAGACCACCACCCATGCTTTTTATAAAATTATTAAAATGAAATAACTCTTCATCTTTAATATCTTTTGTTCGCATATGTAAGAATGGTAGATTTCTATATCGTGGAGGAGTGAAGTACCTTGGAGTTACAACACCTCCTTCAAAATCATAAGGAAAATTTGCTATGAGTGGATTGATTTTCATAGACTGATTAGACTGAACTAATCCTTTGGGAACAAGTTTACCATGAGTACCTTCATCATATCCTTGTCCCATTGGAAACAGCATCCCGTCTAGATTCATATACATGTCACCCATGTAATTCATGTACAAACCATATTCAGTTAAATCGTAGTCTGATAGTGGATCATCCATAGCTATATTCTTGCTTTGATTTCCTTTTGCTAAATCAATACCTGTAAAAAGTCTAAACCTTTTCCTAGCATCTTCCTTTTCCTGTTGATCTATTATAAACATACTGGGTTTGCCACCGGGATATGGATTATTATAATGAAGATGATTAGGTACTCTACCATCCTGATAAGGTAGTAATTCTGCCTTCTTAGGTGCTGGCACATACTTTCTGTCAGGGTCTTCTTTAGGTGGTGCTGTGTAAGGAGATCCTCCGTCACCTTGACGAAGTTTCGTCAGTATTAAATCTAGATTGTTTTGCTGATTCTGACTTACCTTATTTATTACGTCAGTATAAGCCATGGTTATTTCTTCTTAAGAATTTTCTTTTGTACTGCTTTAGGTAGTTTAGATAAGCCTTTACTCATTGGCTTCTTCTTTTTTGTACCTGTCTTACCATAATGTCCGGGCATTTTTTTCTCCTAAAAATCTACGTTTGGTGATCGTGTAAGTTTGTCTATTACATCTTGACGATATGCTGGATCATTTTCATATCTTGTATCACTCATAGCTGCGATGAGTTCTTGTTGACTACGGAACTGGTCTGTATTTTGTTTTGGTGCTTTACCTTGTACTACATTACCATCATATCCTACCGCATCATTGTATGCGTAGGCAAGAGATCTGACTGCAAAGAATGCAGCTAGTGGATCTCCTTTAGCCATGACAGCATCGAACATATTAACTTCTGTTTCATTCAGAGTTTTCTGTGCCCAGTCTATCATGTTAGTATAGTTCTCTTGTCCACCTACTACACCTTGTAGTTGTTGTATCTCTTCATTAGAAAAGTCACGTGCCGGTTCTGCTCCTTCGTTTGCCTGCCTGTAATCTAAGTACATGTTAGCAAGTTCAGTAGAACTCATCTTACTTATCTCTTCAGTTAGCTCAGGGCTAAACTCTTCTTGAGAGGTAGACTCTTCCCAGATACGATCTAGTATAGTAGGTTGGGCAGACTCTTCTGTCTGCTCAGGTTCTGCTTTTTCAGCTGGTTGGTTGGAGCTGAGTTTTTGTTGTAGCTCAAGATAACCTTTCTCTAGCTCTTCAGCATTTTTGTACTTGCCTGCTAGTAGTTGATCCTGAGCTTCTTGCATCTGCTCACCAACTTTTAGAGAGTCTTGTTCTTCTGCTGAGAGATTGTCAACACTTGTTGTCTCAACATTAGACTCCATAGTTAATGTTTCTGCCATTTATTCTTGTGGTGGTTGTGGTTGTTCTGGAGCCCCCTGTTGTTGTAATAACTGAGGGTTCTTAGTTGGGTCCATTAAAGGTGCTTTCATAAGAGCTGGTGTACCTTCGATTGCAGCCTGCTCTGCTTGTGCTGCGGCAGCTTGCTGTTGCTCTTCTTGTACCTCTTGCATACTCTTCACAAGATTTAATACATCTATACCTTGTGCAGCTGCGAGTCTCTTGATTACCTCTTCTGGGTTTATGTATGTTGTAATAGCTTCTGGTCCCATTGTCTGTGCAATAGTCTGTAAGAAACTACCCAACGCTTGTACATCTTGTCCTCTGCCTAGACTATTTATACCAGCCACGATGATTGGCTTGACCATACCCTTAGGTATACGTGGTATATCTCCAGTCTTCTGGAACACACTAAGCTTTCGGTTCAAATATGGTACGAGGAACTCTACAGTTAACAACCCAAACAGTCCGCCGAGCTGTTGTTCTAGTTCCATCTGTGTCATGCGTACCTCTTCAGCGGTTGTACGTTCTGACTGCCGAACTGACAGGATTAGGAACGCTTCGTTCAATCGCTTCTCAAGTGTTTGCATGTGCTGCAACGCCGTAGCGAAGTCAGCTGTTTTTCCTACCTGTACGACACCAATGTCATCAGGTCTACCTTGTACGATAGCTCCATTACCAGCTTGTGCTAGTGTTGCAGGCTTGGTAGTACTAGATGGTGATACAGTAAATACAACCTTAGCGGCTGCTGCACTACCTTCTACTATAGCCTGTGACAATGCTTCGAGAGACTTAAGATCTCCGATAAACTGTCCGACTCTACCTCTACCATATGCTTCTCCATCTACTGTATTAAATCGTAGTGGTAGCCATGGTGTACTATCTACTGGTGACTTACCTTGTGACCCCGGTATACGTTTACCGTGTACCTCTTGATACCATACAAATCGGTTGTTGTCTCGTCTGACATGAGTGTATACATCACACTCTTCTTCTTCTGGATCTCCATCTACTAGATTATAGTTCATCTTGTCTGGAGCTATATCTTCATAGTTAGGAATGAGATCCTTATTGATTCTTTCTTTTGTGACAATTTCAATCACGTCGCCGTTACCATCTCGTTCTATCACGTAGCGATTAAGAGGATATAACTTCAGTCCTTCTTTACCCATAAAGATAAGAGCATTACCACCTACAACTAGATGTTGTAATGCTTGGTGTATTACTACACGATCATCTGATGCAGCGATAGCGTCAAGAATAGTACGCTCTATCTTTGCAAAGGATAAGTCAAGTTCTGATTTTACCTGTGGCTCAAACTCTTCACCTAACTGAGACTCATCTAGCTGTAGCTTAAAGAAGCTAGTCTGTGGTGGTACGAGTGATAGCGATAGCTTTGATGCTAAGGCTACCACTCCTTTAGCCCCCACGGACTGCCAAGGTGTCTTCAGTTGTTTCATACCTTTCTGATAGTCTTCGTGACCACGGATAAGATATGGTAATGTAAGTTTTGTTGCGTCTTCTGCTTCGGTCAAAAACTGGGAACGATCACTGGATAAATTATCATACCTAGATTTTGCTGTCATTGTTTAAAAATAATCTCTGCTAAACATGGATCTAAAGTTACCTCTCCTTACATTACGTCTAGGTCTCATCTGGAAACGAGCTGAGTAGTTAGGATTGATAGCCATTAGATTTCTAAATGTATTTTGATATGATTGATTCTGTACATTTGCTAAGTTACCAGCATCAAGACCTTGTTGCTGTGGTATCTGTGGTACGGTAAATTGTTCAGCTGGTGTTTGTTGTTGCTGTGGTAGCAATGCTAAAGTGTTTGGATTTGTACCGCCTGCTCTACTTAATGGTACTGATCTATCACTACCTCTACCTCTACCAGAGAATGGGTTAACACCTCTAATAATCGAGCCCGGGGTAGGTTTACCTGATCCAGTGCCTGTAAGTTTTGCAATCTTCTGTGCAGACTGGTAGCCTTTAGTGCTTGTATCTCCTAGGTTTTTACCAATCTGTTTAGCAACATTAATGGTTTGACCAAGCGTACGTGTTGCACCCTTCTCTACTCCTGTCTGTTGGTCAGCTTCTTTAACTATATTTTTAAGATCACCGGCTAACATTCTATTGCCTATTGACATAACAACTCCTGACTTAGGATCTATGCTAGGCATCTTTGGTTTGCCGGGTGTGAATGTATCTTTAATAT